TCTCCATTTAAATTGCGACGAGCTTCCAATTTTATAGTTATCGTTTCTTTTACATCCGGACTCATATCTGGAGTTATTTTTATACTAATTGGCATCGGTGTTCAACTCTTGTACTAAATTTTGAATTTTAATTAATTCATTTAAATCATCATCCTCAAACTGATTGTCAGCAAATGATTCTAGTATCTCAACTATATCTTCGAATTTATTTTTAAGATCTTTATCATTGTTTGTTATTTCTGAATCTATGGCTTCTTGCATGTTTTGCTTTAAGAATCCAACTTCTTCATTTAAGAAAAGCTTGAACTCCAATCCATTATCAGAAAAAGATGCGATATACCTTGTCAACAACTCTTTCTGTCTCTCATTTAGCTTGTCGCTGTATGCTGCATTGAAGGTTTCAACAAACTTTTTATAAACTAAATTATCAACCGGCGCTAGTTGATCTTTTGGCTCTTCTGCAGAAGAAGACATAAAATCTACAATTTTTTCTTCTAAGATAATCTTTTCTTTTGTATTAGAAATTCCAGAATTAAATATAGAATATAAACTTGCAATATTTCTATAGTTTGGAACAAAATTATTAAAAACTTTTCCGTTCAAAGAATGATTAATAACCTTTATCAAAGTATTCTGTTCGTTGTTTATTTTTTTACGATCTAAATTATCATACGCTATTTTTGATTCAAGCATCAGCTTTTCAGCTGTCTTTTTAGGAATGTTTGTTGTTTCATATATATTTCTATATAAACTTAATTCTTTAGATAACTCAGATCCTTCTGAAAAATGTTCTTTGATAATTGAGACGATTTTGTTTTTCCGATTACTATTTTGTTTAATAATAGATTTCGTCAATTCCCTAATCAAAGCCTCGTAAACAAACGCAGTGTTTCTCTTCTTGTTGTGCTTAAGTCTCATTTTTTAATATCCTCGAAGTTGATGCTTTCAACAATCTTTTTAAGATCGTTATTTAGACTAAAAATGTTATCCTCTTCCTTTTTATAATTAGTTTCTGATTCTTCAAAAATACCTCTGGCTAAGCTATCAAAATCAGATAATCCAGGGAATATATTTCTTCTTGTATTTTTAGATGTTTCCCTATTGTAAAGCCCTTTTGTGTTTTGTGTTTTGTATCCTCTTTTTGACTTATGTTTTACAGGAGTGTATTTTTTGCCTTTTGATTTGCTGGTTGTTGTTGATAAATCTTTTGGGTTTACCCATTTTAAAGTCTGATCGTCGTCTCTTGAACCAGGAGTTGCTAATAAGTCACCTAACTCTGCGTCGCCTCCAGCAGGTGCGCCTCCAACTGGAGCAGTGTCAGCTGCAGGATCTGTATCCACATCATCCCCTACTGTAGCCAACTCATCTTCCAGATCTCCGGTGCCTGTACCACCGGCAACAGCGTCTGCAGACATCTCTGCTTGAACTTGTTCAGCAACAGATTCTAAACTAGCATCGTATTGCCTATCAAAATACATTTCTCTCTGATTTCTTAAGAACTCATCATCAGACATGTTAAACAGATTCTTTGAAATCCACCGGCGACTAAAGAAACCCTCAGTTGCTGTAGAAGCTGTATCAAACTTAGTTTTCCAATGCTCTAATTCTTGAAGCTCTGCAATTTTTGAAGGATTGTTCAAAGACAGCTTAAAAGATACTAAATCATCTTCTCTTGCTTTTTTTAAATTTGTTGTGTCAG